ACGCTCTTCCGATCTCTGCGACATCCGCCCTGAACTCGAGTTCCCTCGCATGACCTACTTCGATTCCTATGCCCAGCAGCCCGAGCCTGAGATCCGCACGCTGATGAAGCGGTGGAAGTCCCAGTGGGATGCCACGAAGACGCACACCCAGGGAATGAAGCTCACCTACAACAAGACCCGGCACCAGTACAAGGATTCGGAATGCGGAATGTATTGCCTCTATTTCCATCTGGCGTGCCTGCTCGAGATCCCCATGGACCAGAAGCTCCCCGATGACGTCGTCAATGCCTTTCGCAACTTCCTGTTTCGCATGCCAAAGGAATCTCCCGCGAAGGAACAATGAAGGCGCTTCTGGCTGCGCTGTTGGCGGCGATCGCGGTGTACCTCCTCTATGATACGTGGACGCAGAAACACCCCGTGTCCCTGCGAACGGGACGTCTGTGCGACTTTACGGTTGCGGGAGCGGTCTTCGAAGATCCTGTGGATGCCATCAAGCGTGGGGTTCGACTCTTGGAGGTTCACATCTATTCCGATGAGCGTGACCAGCCCGTGGTTGCGATGAGTCCGCAGGTGTTTGGAAGCAATATCGCGCAGGACAACATCTCCTTCGAGTCCGTCTGCGTGACGATTGCAAACGAGGCCTTCCCGTCCAAGGACCCGTTCATCCACTCGATGGTCCTCCACACTGAACGCACGGTCACAATCGACAAGGTCGCCGAACACCTCACGACTATCCCCCGGAAGCACCTCATTCCCGACACGGAGATTCAGTCCGCCGAGATCTCACAGCTCGCGAACAAGCTTCTGCTTGTCTCGGGAGGAGCGATCAATGGCACTGCGTTGGAGTCTCTTCTCAATCTCAACTGGAATGACGCGGGCGTTCGTCGGTTGACCTACCAGCAGGCCATCACGCCTCGTGACCCCACCGAGCTGAAGCGTTTCACTCGCGATGGCATCGTTCTGGTCGCCCCGGAGCCCCAATTCAAGACGATCGTTGGAAATCCTCGCGCCCCCCTTGCGTTCGGATGCCAGTGGAATCTGTTCCTCGATGGACCCCCTGGCTTCGTCGCAAAAGAAAGTCGCGCATCCTAAACAAAATGGATCCTCTCTCTGGTGCTGTCGCGACTGAAGCTGTGAAGGGTGCGGGCGCCGTTGCGGCGATGGCCGGGGGCAAGCGCTCCAAGTGGCTCGCCCACGTCAAGAAGACCATGAAGGCCCACAAGGGCAAGTCCCTGAAGGCGGTCCTCAAGATGGCCAAGAAGACCTACAAGGGTGGCGCTGCCCTCTCCCCCCAGCCCCTCGCCGGTGGCCGTCGCAAGACCCGCCGTGGCACTCGCCGCCATTAAAAGACAAGCCTCTCCTAGAGGACAATGGACTCGCAGCCGCTGACGCGTAAAGAGTCAAAGAAGTCCGCCAAGGACAAGAAGCAGTCCATCTATTCAACCAAACACATCCGTACGTTGGAGGCGCTGAAGGAGAAGCGCTCAAAGTAACCTCGCGTGCGAGACACGATACGTCGTCTGACGGTCTCTGTCTTTCGTCCGACCCCCACCCGCCAGCTTCCTGCAGGTTTTCCCACGGTAGGTCTTCTTTGCACACCCACTCTTGTAGTACGCCACGTGCTGCGCATAGCCCTTGTAGGTTCCGATCGAGACCCCCACCGCTGCAGACAGCGCCTTCAGGAGACCGTACATCCAGCGCTGATAGTCCTTCCGGCTTCCGAGGGACGGCTCGTGTGCAGTGATGTACCGGTCGTAGACCTTCTGAAGCTTGTCAAACGGATACACCTTGGCCAGGGCGTGGAGAAACGTCCGCTGGGTTGCCATCTGCTCGGGTTCAGGAGCGTCCGGGTAGTTGGTCGCAATTGCGAAGAGGAAGTCACGTCCGGGAACGGCAACGGGCTTCATCGCAAGGTACTTCGCCTTGACCTCGGCAAAGCTCGGGTCAGGTCCCGGGTCGACAACCTTCGGATCCTCTTTGGCCTGCGTCCGGAGCTTCGCGTTGACGCGATTGTGGAGGTCGTAGAGCCACTTGCCCGGATCCCCGCGGAGGGGGTGTTCCTTGACGAACTGCGTTGTGGACTCGCGGCAGAAGCGACACGGCAGGACGTCCTTCATCTGATTCAGCACGTCATCGGGATGCTCGGAGGTAAAGGCAATGAGATGGAAGAGTTGCCATGCACTCGGTCCCCAGAAGCGAGTGTCCATTGTGTTGTAGGAAGAAAGGCTCTCAAGGAGTGGGTCCTTTCAGGACGATTGCGAACCCGGTGGGTGTCGTGGGGGCCCCTCGCACGGTAACAATTGCCGACGTCGGGAAGGCGGCACTGGTTGCGGATGTAATCGCCGGGGTGTTCGCATTTGCCGTAAAGGAGCTTCCAGCCCACGTCGGTGCAATCGTCATGGTGACCCCTCCAAGAAGGTCGCGTCCGGGGTTGGCAAGGTCGCTCAGTCCGGCATAGACCACCGAGGGAAGGTTGACGAAGTTCGTAAAGGCAACCTGAAAGGTAGAGGCAGGAGGCCCCCCGTCCGCAGGGTCCGCGGCTCCGAAATTGTACTCAAAGGTTGGCGTCGTGACAAGGCTGACGAAGTTAAACCCACCGCCATCGATGAGGAAAAACGGGGTCGATGGTCCCGGAGACGTCACATATCCCCGGTGGCGAGGATTGACATACCCGCGGGTGACGGAGGTGGAGAGCAGGGACTGACCCGGATACACCGCCTGCCCCTGGGTCGTTGTCCGGAGCGACGACAGAAGCGAAGTTTGAGAGGGGACAAAGGACGCCGACCGCTTAGTCGGGTCGGGGGTCGTCGCGGGGTAAATCGCACGAAGTCGAGTCACACTTGACGCGTCGGGGATTCGCGGCATTATTTACTCTCTCGAACCTTTCTCGGACCAGAATAATCTCGTGGAAGAAACAAAATGCTCGACACCAAGGATCTCATCATCATCACTGCGGCGATCTACCTGGGCTCCGTTGTGGCCAAGTTCTTTACCGCGCTGTCTGAGGGCGTGATTGCCCCCATCCTCGCCCCCGCTGCGGCGGCCGGCAAGGGCATCGCCTCCTACACCGTCACCATCGGTGGCGCCACCCTCAAGATCGGTGAGCTCCTCTCCTCCCTCGTCCAGCTCATCATCTCCTTCATCCTGGTCGTCTTCACCATCGGCATCCTCCGCACCTACTTCCTCTCCAAGATCGGGGCCTCTCGCACTGCGTAAAAAAGTAGAGGCTTGATACAAATGGCTCGCAAGACCTCTCGTCGTGGTGGGGCCTGGTATGACCCTCGCACCTGGCTCACCAAGTCTCCTGAACAGAAGGCGAAAGAGTGCGACGATGCGACCAAAAAGAAGGATGAAGTCTGTGCTGGCGAGGCGTCCGCAGCGGATGTCCCCACCACCACACCCGTCACGGATACCTCTGCACCGGCTCCTGTGGGTGCGCGTCGCCGTCGCCGCGTCACCCGTCGCAAGACCTACAAGGGAGGGAAGCACCGCCGCTCCCACCATTAAAGCTGCCCGAACCGGAAGCTCGCCCATCCACCTGCAGGCAGCTTCCCATACAGGGTCTCGATACGCTTTCGAAGCTCCTGAATTCCCACGCTGACCTCGTTCTGCCGCTTCCAGTCCTTGAACGCCGTCGCAATCTCAGTCCATGAGACCTTCTCGTATCCCTCCACGGGATCCGTGACAGATTCCTCATTCGTGTGGAAGAACTCTCCCATGAACCGCGCAATCGCGTCCGACTCCTCCTTGTACTCGTTGGTGTACTTCTCCACGTCCTTGGGGGGAGTCAACCGCGTCAATCCCTTGCCCTCCATGTGGAGGTGAATCAGGTAGGCCATGAAGCACTCCGCCCACTCCTGCGAGAGGACCTTGTGCATGATGCTCTCGTCCATCTCAAGCTCATTCGGAGCCTTGGGATTTGCCACGAACTTCGAGCTGAACTCAATCACCTTGAGACGGCGCCAGGTACCTCCATCATTGGAGTTGACCTTCGGCTTGTCATTGCACGCCAGGTGGCACTTCGCCTGAACATCGAACTCCACCATCTCCTTCGACCCCTTGAAGAGATCGCGACCAGTCACCTTCTCCGAACTCGTCAGCTCCTTCATGAAGCCCGTCGACAGAGGCTCTCCCTCATCCGGCTCGGACATGAAGACGAACCGCTTCCCGCGCATGCGGACCAGCTCGGGATTCGCAGCGCCGGCCGACCCACGCTTCTGGGTGAACATCGCGATGTTCGCCTTGTAGCAGTAGTCTCCGAACGCCGTCGCACACAAGTTCATCAACATCGACTTGCCGTTCGACCCCGATCCCGTGAGGATGTGGAACCGCTGGGTGAAGACACCCGACAAGCAGGTCGCGAGGTGATTGAGGAAGTAGACACGCGTCGCCGTATGGGGGAGGATGCTCTTCAGGAACTTCTCCAGCTCCGGCCAGCAGGGGAACTGATGGTACTGGGTGTTGAGGCGGTACTCCACGTTCGTGCAGAAGCTGATGCAATCCTCGGGCTGACCCGGGCGGAAGGACTGCGTCAGAGTATCGTAGACTCCGTTCGTGAAGGCGATGAGATGCTTGTTGTCATCGAGCTTCTTCGCGAACTCCTTGTCGTAGAAGAGGATCCGGCACTCCTTCATCACGCTCTCCTTGAAGCCCGTGCGACGGAGCTTCAGACGAGCCGCGGAATACATCTTCTTCCTGGCCTCGGCCTTGCAGGTGTCACAGGTCAGGTCCGGCTCCTTGGAGTGTCCGCACTGCCCGAGCGTCATGATGGACGCGAGCATCGCAGCCTCCTTGTCCGCGAAGAGGTTGGAGATTGCAGACGGGAGACGCTTCTGGAGTTCGACACCATGGTCGGTCTGCTTCCAGATGTGCGTGTCATACTGATACCACTCGTTGTTCCTGAAGTCCCCGCAGCGGAACTCATCCTGGTACTTGGCCTTGATGACCTGCGCGAAGTCATACTCCGTCACCGTCTCTGCGGCGATGTCGACCAGGCGATCCACGTTGCTCGCCTCAATCACCTTGAAGCCCTCCGGATTGTCCTCCAGCGACCACTTGCGGAGGCTTCCAATGCCCAGGCGTTCGCCCTCAACGCGCATCGTGAACCCATCCCAGGTTGTCCGCGCCTTCGAGGCACGACCGGACTTGGTCGTCTGCTCGATCCAATCGAGGAAGACGTCCTCCAGCTCGTGGTGGATGTTCTTGAGGCACTGCCCGAGGGCCACCCAGGCATCGTGCGCTCCATCGCGACGCTCCTCGCTGAGGTTCTTCACGTGCTTGTCAATGTAGTCCTTGTACGCCTCCGTCAGAGGGGGGACGTAGCCACCTCCGCGTCCCGGAGACGAGCCGCGCGAGTCCGTCCCTCCACGCTCCATCTGCCGGCCACGGGACACCGAGCGATTCACCGGAGCCTCGGCCGGAGGACGGCAGTGGTTCTTCGCGAACTCTGTGAGCGGAGTCTCCTCGTCCTTCCGGGAGCGAACTGACAGCTTCTTGACGAGGTCCGGCGTGATGACCTCGGGGACGTTCTCGTCGATACTCAGTTCGCCCGTCTCGGGGTCCCAGTCCAGCATGTACCGGATCTTGTACGGAAGCGCACCATCGGTGTTCTTCTTCGACCCGAGCAGAGGCCAGTTATTCGTGTGGCTCAGAGGTGACTTGTCATAGACGTCGTCCCAGGACTTCGTACACCCGAGATCCGGGAAGAAGAGGTCCATGTCCTTGAGGAGCGAGCGACGGATGCTCTGCTCCACATCCGCCCGAGTCTTGACCGCGGGGATTTGGATGTGAATGCCCGAGCTGGAGATGTCATCGGCCTTGCTGTAGGTCGGGTGGTCCTTCTCCAGGACGTAGAGTTCCACGCTCTCCGGCATGACGTGATACTCCTTGAGCTTCGCCATGAAGGCGGTCGCGAAGGCAACGACCTGCTCCTGGGTGTGCTTGTGCTCCTCCACACGGCCCTTGTACTTGAAGTCCATGTCAATCCGAACCTGACCGATGGGCGTCGACTTCTCCGTGAGGAAGCGAGCCTTGCAATTCCGGAGGTCTGCGCAGTAGAGCTTCAGGAACTCGTCCTGGTCATCGTCGGCGATCATCCACTTCTCGCGATTCTCGAAGGACCAGTGGCTGAAGGGCTTGTCCTTGTCGGTGACCTGCCGGCTGACCTTTTCCCGGTCCGTCTTTCCATTCGGGTTTCCATTCAGAAAGAGATCCAGACGAGTCGCCATGATACTCCCCTCGACAACTTCTTGGCAGCCCATCCGTTTTGAACGCACAAAAACGGACCCGGAATGTCTCCGGAGAAGACAAGCACAATGAAGTTCTGCCGTGACTGCTCCAACTTCCTGTTTGACACAATTGAGCGTGAGGTGGAGGGGAAGCGGACTGCGTTTCGCAAGTGCCGGTCCTGCCCGTACGAAGAAGCGGTCAGCAAGGCCAATCCGATTGTCTACGACCACAGCCTCCAGCAAGACACGGCCACGCAGTACTCGATCAATCCCTATATCGAGTATGACCCAACCCTCCCGACCTTCACGACGATGGTATGCCCGAATGGCGAGTGTGCCACACGGGGAAAGGAATCCTCCATCAAGGGCATCAAACTTGATGCATCGACCGTGATGTGGTATTATCGTTGTACGGTGTGTAAGGAGACGTGGAAGCAGCTCGCACGTCAGAATGATGAGTAGCCTGGCTCGCCTACCACCCCGCCTGCTGGGGGAGACGAGTGTAGGTGTTCGTCGAGGACTTAAATCCAGCCGGGAGACCACCCGGGCGCTGGACACGAGACGACCCAAGGGCCCCTGACGTGCCCGCATAGGAGACAGTCGACCGTGCATCGGGATTGGACCGGGTCTGGACGACCTGCGGACCCACAACCCGAGACAAATTGGTCACGGCCATATTTGTATTTGCATAGGTGGTG